GACAAGAGCAACGCCGGCAACACGGAAAACGAGGAAGATGACCTTCGCGTTGCCACCGGCAAGACCGGCGAAGATGGGGACGAACCTCCTGCACGCGATGAAAAGGGCAAGTTTGTCAAGAAGGACCGCGACGCTGTCATTCCGAAGGCTCGCTTCGACGAGGCGGTGCGCCGCGAGCGCGAGCGGGCGGAAATCGCCGAGCGCGAGTTGCATGCGATCCGCGAGCAGCAGAAGCAATATGCCCGTGGAGCGGATATCGAGGCGGCTGCCGAGCAGATGAAGGAGCTGCGCTCCCAGCAGAACAAGGCCCTCATCGCTGGGGATGATGCCAAGGCAACCGAACTGGCGAACGAAATCGACCGGCTGAGCCTGTTCATCGCCAACGAGAATGCCAATCACAAGACGGCGCAGGCCAAGGAAGAAACCCGCGAGCAGATTCGCTGGGAGATGACCATCGAGGCCATCTACGCCAAGTATCCCGAGCTGAACGACGAGGACGAGAACGAGGACTTTGACCAAGACCTCACCGACGAGGTTGCGGATGCCATGGCCGGCATCATGCGGCGTGAGCGTCTGCCTCGTTCGGCAGCGCTGCTCAAGGCGGTCGAACGCGTCATGTCCCGCCGCTCTCCGCCGGCCGCCGCCGGCGACGACAGCGGCAGGAAGGGGCTGGATCGTGGCCCCGAGCAGGATCGCAAAAAAGCCGCCGTGGCGAAGAACCTCGACGCCGCCTCCCGCCAGCCGGCCAGTACCAAGCGTGTCGGCGCGGACAGCGACCGGCACGGCCAGACCGGTCAGTTGCCGGCGGTGAGCGAGATGAGCTACGAAGAGTTCTCGGCTCTGCCGGAAGCTACGAAGGCCAAGCTGCGGGGAGACTACGTATGACCAAGATCACAGGCTACCGCGAACTGACACCGGCCGAAATCGAGCGCATCAACGACATTAAGCAGCTTGGTGTCGTCTGTGGCGAACTGGTTTCCGCTCTGCGGGACACGCCGGAAATCGATCAACGCTGGGTCAGTATTGGTGCCACTGACTTGCAGACAGGCTTGATGGCCCTGACGCGAGCGATTGCCCGGCCGGAAACTTTCTGACGAAGTTGCACACGCTGGCGGACTCTGGTAGAGTTCGTCAGCAACAACCCTGACCAAGGGTTTGTACTTGGTCACACGCTAGCTACAGCGACACAGAAGCCGGTTCGACACCGTCATTGTCGTACTCGCATATCCGCCAGCGAAACGAACGGACGCAAAGCACTGCGAAAAGTGTGGGATGGGCGAAAGCCTTGAAAGCGATGACGACAACCACGGAGAACCCCTATGTCGTACACCAACTTTGCAGCACTGACCACGGAACAGAAAACCACGTGGTCCATGGACTTGTGGCGTCAAGCGCGCAACATGTCGTTCCTCAACCAGTTCCTCGGCAAGGACGCCAATTCGATGATTCAGCACGTGACCGAGCTGAAGAAGTCCGAAAAGGGTGCACGCGCCGTCATCACGCTGCTGACCGATCTCGAAGGCGACGGTATCGCCGGTGACCGCACTCTGGAAGGCAACGAGGAAGCGATGAAGTCGTTCGATCAGGTTATCTATATCGACCAACTGCGTCACGCCAACCGCCACGAAGGCCGTATGGCCGATCAGAAGTCGGTGGTTACCTTCCGCGAAAACTCCCGCGACGTGCTGGCTTACTGGCTGGCCGACCGTAGCGATCAGCTGGCCTTCCTGACGCTGGGTGGCATGGCCTATTCGACGAAGAACTCCGGTGGCACCCGGGTCGGTTCCGACCTGCCGTATCTGGAATTCGCCAACTACGTGTCTGCACCCTCGGCCAAGCGCTATCTGGTGTGGGACCGTGCCAACATGGACTTCGTCACCAACACCGCCAACTCCAGCCTTGTCGGCGGGGCCATTGGCACCGGTGACTATCCCTGCTGGGAAGCGTTCGTTCAGCTCAAGGCCTATGCCAAGGACAACTACATCCGTGGCGTCAAGTCGAAGGGCGGTGAGGAAGTGTTCCATGTCTTCCTGTCCCCGCAGGCCATGGCCAAGCTGAAGCTGGACAGCACCTTCATGCTGAACCTGCGTCATGCCATGCCGCGTGGCGAAGCCAATCCGCTGTTCTCCAGCTCGTCCGTCAAGATCGACGACCTCGTCTTCCACGAGTTCCGTCACGTGCCGAATACCCGTACTGCCGCTTCTGGCAGCAAGTGGGGCGGTGGCAACGTCGATGGTTGCCGCGTGCTGTTCTGCGGCGCGCAGGCACTGGGCTTTGCCGACATCGGCAATCCGGAGTGGGTCGAGAAGGGCTTCGACTACGAGAACCAGCAAGGCATCTCGACTGGCAAGATTCTCGGCTTCCTGAAGCCGAAGTTCTACACCCAGTATTCCGGCGGCACTGTCGAAGACTTCGGCGTGATCGCCGCTGACTTCGCTCAATAAGGAGAGCACATCATGAAAAAGCAAGCCACCCGCTCTGCTCAATGGCCGCTGGTTGCCGAGTTCGTCTACAACTTCAACGACTGGGTCGTCGATTCGTCCGACGGTGTCAAGCGCACCTTCGGTTCCACGGTCGCCAACTCTGCCGATCCGGCTGAATCCGGTCTGACCGGTGCCGCCGCTGCCACCATCGTCTTCGACGGCATCAAGATGCCGCGCGGGGCGGTGATCCATGGCGGTGAAGTGATCGTCGAAACGGCTTTTGCCGGCTCCACCGCCGCAACCGTGTCGGTCGGCATCGCCGGCTTGACCACCGCGCTGGCCAACGCTGTCGATACGAAGACCGCCGCCCGCACTGCGCTGACCCTGACTTCTCCGTTGCTCTGCAACGCCGGTCAGGACATCCGCATCACCGCTGCCTACACCGTTGCCAACGCGACGGCGGGCAAGGTGCGCGTCCGCGTCGGCTACACCATCGACGACCGCGCCAACGAAGTAACCCCTGCCTAACTAGCAGGTTCTAGACGGGGGCTACGGCCCCCGTCATTCCATCCGCTTACAGGAGATTTTTCTCATGGCAATGTTCCAGTTGCACCGTCGCTACCTCTTCATCGCCACTTCCGGCCACAGCATCCAGTTCGAGAAGAACACCCCGGTGTATGTGCCTCCGGTGCTTCACAAGGCCGTTCAGGCGTTCGGTGCCATCCCCGTTGATGAAGGAGTCGAGTCGGTACTCGACGAGGAAGCCGTCAAGAAGGAAGAAGTCCCGATGGAAGAGCGCAATCGCCAGCTGATCGACGCCTTCAAGGCGCTTCAGGAACGCAACGGGCGCGGTGACTTCACCGGCCAAGGCATTCCCGCTCTGCCCGCGCTGAAGAAGATCATCACTGACTTCGACCCGGACAAGAAGGAAGTCGAGGCTCTCTGGCACCTCTACATCGAAGACCAGAACGCCGTCTGATCATCATGAACGCAGAATACTTGCTCCGCCTGTTTCGCCGGGAAACCGGCGACATGGAAGAACCCTATCTGTGGGCGAACGAAGAGGCGCTGGTCTATATGGACGACGCCTACAAGATGTTCATTCGGCTCACTGGCGGGATAGCCGACTGCACGTCGTCGATCTGTACCCTCGACGTGGTAGCGGGCGAGAATACTGCCGAGATTGATACCCGCATCCTCCGCATCATGCGGGCGGTGCGGGCTTCGGACAACGAAATCGTCGAGGTCATCAACATGACCGACCTGACGAAGATGTCACGGGACGACTACGGGGTCATCAAGCCTCTCTACATGGACAAGACCCCCGGCCCCGTCAAGTACATGGTCATTGGTCGGCAGCGCGGCCTCGTGCAATGGGTACAAGTGCCCAACGTAAACGATCAGGTCTTGCTGGATGTCTATCGCTTGCCGCTCACCTCGGTCAAGTCCGACGGCAGCAACCTGTCTTTCAACTTCCCCGATATCGGGGAGGAACACCATTACAACCTCCTCAAGTGGATGTTCTATCGCGGGTATGGCAAGCGCGATTCCGACCTGTTCGATTCGGTCAAGGCCGAGAAGTACAAGGAAGAATTCACGGCGTACTGCAACATGGCGAAGGCCGAATGGGAGAGGAGCAAGCACAAGACCCGCGTGGTTGGCTACGGAGGCCTCTGATGAAGTTGTTGATCATCGGTAACAGCCTCTACATGAACAAGCGGCTGTTTTGCCGCGTAGCGCCGGGAAACGGGCGCTCTGAGCTGCCGCCCGGGCATTACAATGCAGAGGTGCTTACCGCCACCCGCCACGACTCCATTCCGCTGGTATTTGCTGCCGGCGTCGGGTGGTTTGGCGGCTTCGCCGATGCGGACTGCATCTTGGGCCGGGTTATCGGGCCGAAAGGAGTTGTTCCTTGCCCCGACACCTCGGACGCCCTCATCAAGCTCTGCGAGGCGGCTTCCGACCTCGGCGAGCGGATCACACTGGAGATTGAATGATGCTCAACTTCGAACTGCTCCCCAACTGGAAGGACGTGGCCAAGAAGGCGTGGTCGATGTGGGGCAATTACATCACGATGGGCTTGACCGGCATGGAAGCTATCTCGGTCGTGTTTCTGAACGGCAAACCGTCGATTACTGTGATCCTCGTAGTCTTCGGTATCGTCGCGCTCTCGACTGGCGCGCGGCTGTTTGCGCAGAACGGGCTGAGCAAGGCCCCAACGCCGGCCGGTGACGATCGAAACCTTTGGGACGCATGGTAATGAACCCCCGCTACCTCTCCCGCAAGTTCCTCCTGACGCTGCTGGTCGTGCTGCTTGGCACGGGGCTGCGCTGGTTCGACCTGATCGATGGCGGGATGTGGGTCACGGTCGTGTCTTTGGCCTTGACGGTCTACGTTGGCGGCAACGTCACTCAGAAGAAGGTAACCCCGCAATGATCAAGTATCCGCGCTCCACGATTGCTGCACTCTCCCTGTCTGCCGCCGGCTTCGCCGGCCTTGTGCTGCACGAGGGCTGGTCCAACAATGCAATTATCCCGGTCCCCGGCGATGTCCCGACGATCGGCTTCGGCTCCACTGTCCATGAAGACGGCACCCCGGTTCGCATGGGGGAGGTCATTACCCCGCCAAAGGCTGTCCGCCTCTCCGTTGCGCATGTTGCCAAGGATGAGGCGAAAATACGGAAGTGCCTCGGTGATGATGCGCAGCTCTATCAGCACGAGTGGGATGCCTATGTGAAGTTCGCTTACAACGTCGGGACAGGGAACTTCTGCAATTCCTCGATTCCGGCCAAGGTTCGTGCTGGCCAGTACGCGGAGGCTTGTCAGGTGATGGGGCAGTACGTCTGCGGGCCGGCGACGCAAGCTACCCGTGCCAAGCCGGGGCAGAAGTGCTATCATCCGACCAGACCACTGCGTGTCCTTCAGGGCTTAGTGAATCGTCGTGGTGAAGAGGTTGCTGCCTGCCTTGGGAGTGAATCGAAATGAACACGATACGCCGTACCGCCTTGAAAGAGGTTCTCGAACAGCTCTCCGCTCTCGATAAGCGGCTCGACGAGCTTTACCGCGAGGAGTTCAAGGCAGTATCCGCTCTTCCTGACCCCATCGAAAACAGTATCTTCGGGGCAAGGAAGAGAATCCCGCTGGACAGTCTGACTCAGGCGTCGCTTGCACTGGATCAGGCAGTTGCCCATATCGCTGTTGCAATCACCGAGAAGGGCGATGAAGCATGCTCGGCTTGAACCCCATCGTCATGTACCTCCTCATTGCGCTGGCGCTGTCCAACGTAGCAACCGGCATCGGCTGGAAACTCGCCTCCTCGCGCGCTGACAACGCCCGGCAGAAGCTGGAGAAGTGCGAGAGCAGCTACCAGACGTTTCGGGATGAAACCAAAGCCCTCGGCGAAAAGCACGCCGCTGGTGTCGTGAAACTGATCGAGATATCGGACGCAGTAAATACTGAAACGAAGGCCCACTATGACCAGAATCTTTCTCGTGCTCTTGCTGACCTTGGCCGGCTGCGCAAGCAGTACGCCTCGGTTCATCCCGGTGGCAGTGCAAATTCCGCCGTTTCCGGAGGCCCCAGCCGAATTGCTGATATCCCCGCCGACTGCATACCTCTTGCAGAACAGTCCGCCGTAACCACAGCACAGGTATTTGGCTGGCAGGACTGGTACAAGGAACAGAAGGATAAGTACGAAGCCTTCAGACGAGAGATGCAACATGCCGATTAACGACGAAATGGTCCAGCTCGCCACCCTATCCACGCAGGTAGGCTCGCTCACCGATGCGGTGAAGACCCTCAATGGCTCCATGCTGGAGAATACCAAGCGACTGGAACGGCTCGCTGTTCTTGAGGCTCTGCACACCAACAGCAACGACGCGATCGGGCGCGCTTTCGACGCTATTGAAAAACTAGAGAAGGCTGACGAAGCTCGTGGGATTGCGAATGATCAGGAGCACAAGACCTACAACCGCGCGATCTGGACCATGGTTGGTTTCTGCCTTGCTACCAGCATGTTCTGGACGGTCTTCGGTGTCAGCGCGAAGAACACGATGGACGAGCTGATAAAGGTCACGCTCTCGGCGAAGGTCCATATCCAGCAAGACCACATCCTGAACCAACAAGATGTGCTGAGCGCTGCTCCGAAGAATTGAAAGGCCCCTATGAAGCCCGAACTCGAAATCGTCAAAGGCACCACTTTCAGCATGGCAGTCTTTTGGGAAGACCGCGACAATCTCTTGTGCTTCCCGATCTCTGCCATTTCGCTGGCTACCGGCGTGCCGGTGCTGACGGTCAGCAACTTTGAACTGCCCACCGGCTGGCGCGGCTTCGTGTCTTTGGCCGAAGGCATGCGTCAGATCAACGCGAAGAACAATCCGCCGATGAGTGATGACTGGCACGTGCTCAAAGTGCTCAGCTCAAGCTCCATCGAGTTGAACGGGGTAGTCCCGATGGATGGTGGTCGGAAGTGGCCGGCATACACCGGTGGCGGCTTCCTGTATGTCTATGCGCCGATGGACCTGACGGATTACACCGCGCACATGGACGTGGTTGACAAGCTCGGGGCCGACGGCGTCGTGCTGATTTCGTCAGATGCGGATGTCGCTCCGAAGGACGTGATCAACCTCGCTGTCGAGCCGCTGAACAACCGGGTGGTCATAACCATCGATGCAACCGATACTGCCGCGCTGACATTCAAGCGTGGTATTGCGAACCTAGAACTGGTAAGCTCTACGGGCGTCGTTTCCAAGCTCAAGCTGACAGACACCCCGGATACTGAACCCGACCCTGTGCGAGTGTTTGGGGAGGCAACAACCTGACCCTAGTTTGCCCGTTGCGGCGGGCGTTTTTCGGAGAACTACCATGCAACAGAAAGAAAACTGTAACGCCGCCGACAACTGCGGTGCAACTCTCGGCAAGGCTGCGAGCGTCAATGAACAAGCGGAAGCACACGGCACGTACTACGCCGAGTGTATCGGGCCTGTTGAGGCGTATCGCAAGCGGTACTGCGAACTCCGTGACCGGCTGAAAGCCTCTGGCTGGCGGGCAGCAATCGACCGTCTTTTCAACGGCAAGAAGCTGCTGGAAGCCTTCAGGGCTATCCCGCTCGAACTCAAGTGGGCTGACACTGCCAAGAACGTCGTCTGCACCGCCGGCAAGAACCTCGCGCTGGACACCTATCTTGCCGGCTCTGCCTACACCGTCACCGGCCCCTACATGTTCCTCATCAACACCAATGCTTCGGCAGCGGTGGCCGGGGACACGATGGCTTCGCACTCCGGCTGGCTCGAAGTTGGCGCAACCAACGATCCTGACTACTCCGGTACGCGCAAGACTTGTGCATGGTCTGCCGCTTCAGCCGGATCGAAGGCCCTCTCGGCGGCGCTATCGTTTGCCTTCACAAACTCTGGTACTGTTGGCGGGTGCGGCATCGTCTTCGGCTCTGGCGCGGTCAATACCATCGACAGCACGGCGGGTACGCTGTATTCTGCTGGCGCATTCACTGGCGGCAGCAAGACCGTCGGCAACGGTGACACGCTCAACGTGTCCTATTCCACCGGCCTGTAAGGAGAATCATCATGGCAAACAAGTCTAGTTTTCGTGCCGGCGACACCGTCAGGCAGATCATGCCCGCCCCAATCGTCGGGGTCGTCAAGTCCGTTACCATGTGCCCTATCGAAGGGGAACGCCTGTTCCTCGTTGAGTGGGCGGATGAGGACGGCGACGGGGTACCGGAATCGAGGTACTTCAAAGAAGACGAAATCGAAGCCGCAGCGTAACCACCAAGAGGGCGCTTCGGTGCCCTCGTTTCCTTGATGGTAAGGAACTAGAATGGCAGTATTGACTACTGAACAACGCCGCGCGATCCGTGACAAGATCATGCGCTCAGCCAACAACCGCGGCGGCATCACCAAGCCTCAACTGATCGAGGTTGTCGACGCGCTCGATGACTGGTGGGAAACCACTGGCGCAGCCGCAGCAAATGCCGCGATCCCGCAGCCGCAGCGCGGCATCCTGACATCAAAGCAGAAGGCCCGGCTGTTCGTGGCCTTGCTCGAAGCCCGTTACGAGGTGGCGTGATGGCAACTACTCGCGCGGTTCTGACCCCTTTTTCTGCGGAATTTCCAAGCAGCAACTTTCCCGGCCTGACGACTGTCAACGCCCGCCCGGCGCTGGCCTTCGATGCCTCGGCGCAGGAAACCGCCTACTGGACACTGATCGCCCCGCAGGGATTGAGCGGCGCGCTGTCTTGCGTCATCACCTACATGATGGCGACGGCGACCAGCGGCAATGTCGAGTTCGAGGTTGCCGTCGAGGCGGTCACGGACGGCGATTCCACCGATCTCGACGCCACCGCCAGCTTCGACACGGTCAACGCCAGCGGCGCGACGGCGGTTCCGGGGACGGCGGGGTACATCGACCAAGTGTCGGTGACGCTGACCAATGCCGATTCCATCGCCGCCGGCGACCTGATCCGCATCAGCGTCAGCCGCGATGCCGATGATGGAACCAACGACACGGCGACCGGCGACCTCTACCTGCTCGCCGTCGAACTGCGCGATGCCGCCTGATGAGCCTCTACGTCGGCGCCACGGCCAGTGACTATGGAGTACGTTCGTCATCGGTCATCAACCACAATTCCGCCTATACGTGGATGGCGTGGGTCGACCTCGTCACGGATACGGATACCTACGGGCATATTTGGGCGGCGATGTCGGCTACGTATGACGACTGGAGCGACGCCGACTGGCTAGGGCTGTCGAGCGACGGGGTAACGGTCTTGTGCGGAACAGCTGTGGCATATAGCTATTCGACAGACACCGGGGACGCTCTGACTGTCGGAACGCCTGCGCATCTGGCGTTGGTCCGCGAATCCTCTAGCGCGTTGTCCCTGTACCAAGACGGCAGCTACGCGAATCAGGCCAGCATGGACATCAGCGCACGGTCCGCGACACAGCGCGAGCAGATAGGCACGCTCAACACCTATCCGGGGCCTGTCCGCCTGACCGCGATCAAGTGCTGGCAGGCGGCGCTGACCGCCGACGAGATTGCCGCCGAGATGAAGTCCATCCGCCCGCTGCGTCTGGCCAACCTGCATTCGTGGTACCCGTGTATTGCCAACACCTTGGCTGACGCCATCAAGGACTGCTCCGGGAACGGGCGCGACTGGTCGACAAACGGATCACCCGCCGTAGCCAGCCAGACCGCGCCGGTTTCGTGGGGCGCTTCGCCGCTCATCGTCCTGCCGGTAACGGTCATCACGCAGAAGCTTGCGCCAGTTTCCGACGTGTCCGCCGGAAGCTGGACCCCATCCAGCGGTAGCGACCTTTACGCCATGCTCGACGAGACGGTGGCCAGTGATGCCGACTACATCGAGACGGCTTCGGAGTCCACCTGCATGCTGGCGCTGGCTTCCGGCAGCGATCCGGCATCGAGTACCGGGCACGTCCTGCGTTACCGCCTGCTCGCCGGCTCGGGCACCATCGCCGTCGCGCTCAAGCAGGGCAGCACGACGATTGCCTCATGGGGGCCGCACGCGCTGAGCGGCGTCGCGCAGGACTTCGCGCAGACGCTCACGGGCGGCGAGGCCGACTCAATCACCGATTACACGGCGCTGCGCGTCGAATTCACTTCAGCGCTGACCTGACATGCTCCCGAAAAAGATCAACTCCTTCCTCTGGCACTACAGCAACTACCAGACCCCGAGCAGCACCCCGGGTACGTCGGTAACGCCGGGGGCCAGCAACGCCGAAGGCTCATGGACGCAGGTTGCCTCGTCGGCCAACATGGCTTACGACTCGTGCCTGATGTACATCGCCATCGGCGGCGGCGCCACCAGCGGCGCGGCGAAGAACCACCTGCTCGACATCGGCGTCGACCCCGCCGGCGGCACCAGCTACACCGCCGTGATAAGCAACATCGTCTGCGGGCAGTCGCAGGCGGTGACGACCGGGTTCGACGAGTTCGTGTTCCCGCTGTTCGTCAAGGCCGGCTCATCGGTCGCCGTGCGCGTGCAGGGCAGCGCCTCCACGGCCGGCACGGTGCGCGTGGTAGCCGACTTCTACGGCAGGCCGACCAACCCGGAGATGGTCCCGTGCGGCAGCTACTCCGAAACCATCGGCACGATCACCAACAGCAACGGCACCAGCATTACCCCCGGCAATGCGGCGGAAGGCTCGTGGACCAGCCTTGGCACGACGGCCAAAGACTTGTGGGCTTGGCAGATCGGTGTGCAGGTCGACAACGCCACGATCACCGCGCAATACACCAGCGTCGATCTGGCCTACGGCGACGCGAGCAACAAGGAGATCATCCTTGAAGATGTGCCCATCGGATTCTACGGCACGGCCGAGATCAAGGCATCGATCCTGCGGGGCCGGAATATCGCGTCCGGTAACTACATCCGCTACGTCCCTGCCGGCAGCACAATCTACGCCCGCGCCCGCTGCTCGACCTCGCCGGCTACCGGGTACAACATGGTCGCAATCGGCATAGGAGGCTGACATGGCTATCTCGGAACACGCAACCGGGTCGCAGACGGCGACGATCAGCACCGAGCACACGCTCAACTCGACCTCGCCAGAGACGACCGACGGTGTGTATCAGCTTTTCATCGACGTGGCCAACATGGTGGCCGGTGATGTGCTGGAAATCCGCATCAAGGAAAAGTGCCGCACCGGCGACACGATCAGGCAACTGCTGCTGTCGACCTTGGCCGGCGCGCAGTCGGACCCGCTCTGGGCTTCGCCTTCGTTCGTCCTGATGAACGGATGGGACATGACGATCAAGCAGACGGCGGGCACGGGGCGCGCTTTCCCGTGGAGCATCCGCAAGGTAGCCTGACATGACGTGGGCTTTTCAGCCCCTTCTGCCGGGCGCTGCCGCACTTGGCGAAGCGCCGACGGTCGACGCCAAGGTCTCGTGGGTGCAACTGGAGATTCCCGGCGTTGTCAGCGGGGGACAGTCTGCGTCCATCGCGGAAAATGCGAGCGCCACCGATACCTGTAGCTGCGTCGTAATCTATGCCGTGTCGCGCGCTGAGAACGCGGCGGCGGCAGACACGCCCAGCGCCGTCGTCGCCTTCGTCGCAGATCAAGCTTCCAACGCGACAGCCACCGACACACCGTCGGCGGGGCTTGCCTTTGTTTCTGCTGCTACGGAAAACGCTGCGGCTACTGACACGCCCAGTGCCACTGCTGCGTTCGCCGCTGCCGCCGTAGAAAACGGAGCAGCCGCCAGCGCGCAGTCTGTGCTCGCCGCCTTCGTTGCCGCCACCACCGAGAATGCTGCGGCTATTGCTACTCAGTCCGCGACAGAAGATTATGCCGCTGCGCATGTCTCCAATGCGACCGCTACTGACACGCCGTCGGCTGTTGCTGTCGCCGTTGCTGCCGCCACAGAGAACGGCACCGCCGCCGACACGCCAGCAGCAGCCTTCCTTGTTGTAGGCGATGTCACGGAGAACAGCACCGCTACAGACACGCCGTCTGCTCAATTCACCGCCGTGTCCAGTATCACGGAGAATGTGAGTGCTGCCGACACCCCGTCCGCCCAGCTTGCTGCTGTGTCCAACGCTACAGAGAATGCCACAGCCACTGCTACACCATCTGCCACGCTCGCAACCAGTTCTGCTGTCGTGGAGAGCGCGGCAGCGACCGCTACTCCGTCTGCCACACTTGCAACCAGCTCAGCCATCGTGGAGAACACCACGGCGACCGATGCGCCGGCGGCATTGGCTACTTTCGCTGCCTCGCTGACTGAGACTGCTTCCGTGACCGATACGTCGGCAGCAATCGCCGTTGCTGTGGCGGCACAGACTGAAGCAGCTGCGGCTACTGACACCCCGGCGGCGGTGCTTGTGATTCCGGTAACGCACGCCTCCGACGGGGCTGCCACGGATACTGCAAGCGCGCAGCTGGTATTCGCTGCGGCAGTAGCGGAGAACGCTTCGGCCCAAGCCACGCAGACCGTGCTCGCCATGTTCGCTGCTGGTATCGTCGAGGCAGCGACCGCAGACAGTGTTCAATCTGTGATTGCTGCCTTCTCTGCCGCGCAGGCGGAAAACACCGCTGCCACTGACACCCCGAGTGTCACTGCTCAGTTTGTTGCTTCGCAGGTCGAGAACGCCACTGCCGCTGATACCCCGTCCGCCACGATGCAAATTGGCACGAGCATCACTGAAACCGCCTCGGCTACGGACACTCCGTCCGCCACGGCAAGCATCGTTGTGAGCGCCGCCGAGAACGCAGCAGCAACCGACACGCCGAGCGTGACCTTGACTGCGGTCGTGGTCATCGCCGAAAACGCCTCTGCAACTGATACGCACGATAGCCTTATCGGCACTTTGGTGGATGTTTCCGAAACGGCGTCGGCCACCGACACGCAGACGGTGGCAGCCGTCTTCGGTGTTGTGATCGATGAACTGGGCAGTGCCACGGCGACGCAGGACGCTGAGTACGGCGGGGTAATTCATTCGGTGAGCCATATCTCCAGCGCGAATGCCACGGACACGCAGGATAGCGCGCTAGTAACCTCGGTCGTTGCGGACGAGTACGTTTCTGCGACCGACACGTCTTCTGTCGCGCGCATTGTTACTGCCGACCGCGACGAAACAGCTAACGCCACAAGCACGCAGGGCGCCCTTGTCATGTTCGCCGCCACTGCCGTAGAGAACGTCGCGGCTACCGACACTTCGTCCGCCCTTGCTGCTTTCGTCGCTGCCGTGACAGAGGCCGCTACTGCTACCACCGCACAGAGCGCCGTCAGCACCTTGCCAGCGGCGATCGTCGAGACTGGCACAGCCGTCGCCACGCAGAACGCTGCTTTCTCCATCGATGCTGCCCAGCTCGAAAACGCGACGGCGCAGGACTTCAGCGAAGCGACCGTCTTTTTCGTCGCTCAGATTGGCGAAGTGGCCAGCGCCACTGACACTTCCAGTGCCACGGTAGTCTTCGTGGCGGACTGTGCCGAGTTCGCCAACGCGACTGATACTTCCTCCAGCGGGGGCAGCATCGACGCATGGATCGTGGAGCTTGCTAACGCCATCGAGTCTTCCGTCGGCTGGATATTCGGCACGGACTTGGTCAAGATCATTCGAGTGTATGTCGGAAGGAAGACCGACACGATCTTCGCCGCTGTTCCACTCAACGTGTGCCGCACCACCGCAAAGACGGTAGAATCTGCCCGTGCGCGCAGGCCCAAACGCGTTCCATAGGAGAACACCATGCCCGAAGCCGAAATCGAGTACGTCTGGACGGCTGTAAAAAGCCCTGTGGTCTATGCCCATACTCCACCAGCAGTTGTTCATGCCTCGTAGTGCCTCCTGCTGATCTCTGCTATACTTTGCCGCCATGAAACCAGTCAAACTGTCCTCTTTTCTCGGAATGAACAATCGCCTGCCGCCCGAACGGCTTCGGGTAAAGGACGGATCGTTCGTGGTCAGTGCCACGAACGGAGACTTCACTGACGCTGGCACCTTCCGCCGCCGCGCCGGCTTCGCTTCGGTCTTGGACGCAGCCGCAGCGCACTCGTTCTGGTCGAACGGGAAGGAAGCCTACATGGCCGATGGCGCAAGCCTCTACTACGTCGTCAAGAACAATCTTGGGAGAATTACCAGAACGGCCATCGCTGCGATAACCCCCGGGCGACAATTCTCCTATACCGCCGCTGTCGGGGCCTCCTACGCCACCAACGGCATCGAGTTCTTCCGCCTGTCCGCCGGCACCGCAATTCCTGTCGGCGTGCCGGCCCCGAGCGCGCCGATACTGGTCGCCGGGACAAGCGGGGCGCTGCCGAGGGGCATCTACACCTTCGCCCTGTCGTTCCGCGCTCCTGACGGGCGAGATAGCGGCGTGTCGGATGTTTCGCAGATTGAGATATTCACGGACGACGGGTCGATCTCCCTGCCAGCCTTGCCTGCGCTTCCCGGCGCGGCGACCATTCTCTACATGACCCCGCCCAACGGGGACGACCTGTTTGAGGTCGGCGAAGTCAGTCTGACGCACACGATCACGGTGGTTCCTCCGGAGGGCGCCCGCCCCGTAGCCGTTTTGACTCAGCCGTTGCCTGCCGGCCACTTCGTGCGGTATTTGAAGGGCCGTCTTTTCACCGCGAGCGATACCGCCGTCTTCTTCTCTCTGCCCTACGCACTGGAACTGTACGACGCGTCCAGCGACTCTTTCCAGTTTCCCGCTCCTGTCACCCTGCTTGAACCCTGCATCAACGGCCTCTACATCGCTGCCGACAAGACCTACTGGCTCGACATTGACAGCATGAAGATGGTCGAAGTCCTGCCCTACGGGGCGGTGCTTGGCACCGGCAACTTTCGCAAGGATGAAGAACAGGTCTGGTGGATGTCGGCACGCGGAATGTGTGTTGGCGACCAGAGCGGGCAGGTAGTCAACACGCAGGAAGACGCGCTCACTTTGCCGGCGGCACAGTTTGGCGCTACCCTGTTTCGTGAGGAAGATGGACTAAAGCAGATGGTCGCTTCCACCTTTAACACCCAGCCTAATACCACCGCTGCACGGGCGTGGATGGAAGCTGAAGTCCTTCGCAAGGAGACACAACCATGAACGACCTCCCGTACCTGACTCACCTCGGCTTCATTTACGACGTGACCCTGCGCAATCGGCGCGGGGAGATCATCGACTTCGAACGCGTCAAGAACCTCATGCCCATCCAAGGCATGGATCACCTGCTTACGACTGTCCTGAAAGACGGCGCGAAAGTCACCCAATGGTATCTCTCGGTGTATGGGAACCCGTACACTCCGATCTCGGCCGACGTGATGAGCACTTTCCCCACGCTCTCCGGCGAGCTGACGGATTACAACAACGCCCAGCGGTATTCCTATACCCCCGGCACCGTACTCAACGGCACCGTGGATAATGTGGCTGCCCCGGTCGAAGTTGTCTTCCCGGTGGAACGTACCGTGTATGGCGGCTTCCTCGCGTCTTCTGCCGGAAAGGGCAGCGCATCTGGTATCCTGCTGTCTGCGGTTCGCTTCGCCTCGCCCAAGCAAGTGGAAGCGGGAGCCTCCCTCTCCATCACCGCCGGCTTTTCCTTCATCTCGATCTAACTCAGGAGATTCTCATGGCTCTGAAACTTTCCACCAGCCTCCGCAACTGCATGTTGGGCGATCAGTCGCTTGCCAGCGCGCTCGCCCTCGGCTTCCTCAAACTCTACGCTGGCACCGAGCCGGCCAATGCCGACGCGGCCGTCCCCGGCGGCGCGACGTTGCTCTGCACGATCAGCGTCAATAGCACCGGTGATGGCTTGTCTTTCGGCACCCCTTCCAACGGGACTATCCCGAAGGATTCTGGCGAAGTGTGGTCAGGCGTCGTCAGCAATGTCGGCGGCTTGAACGCAGCGTGGTATCGACACGTGGGTGCTGCCGATACCGGTACGGCGCTTACCGACCCGGCGGGACTCGACGAGCCGCGTTTGCAGGGCACCATCGGGGTTTCCGGCGCAGACATGAACCTGTCGTCGGTGCTGCTGACGAATGGCGCGACGCAGACGATCGACTACTACTCCGTCACTCAGCCGACGCTGTAAGATGGACTCGATGTTTTGGCCGGGAGGAGGGGATGACGCCCTCCTGTTCGGCGCTCCGGAAGAAGCAAATTCGAGCGGCCCCAGCCTCGGTCCGCTCGGAAGTCTCGGCGGCCTCGACGGAGTTTGGGTCCATTACGTAACTCCCGGGGCTGCTCCTGCGTTCTTCACCGACTTCATCAACATGGTGGAAACGCAGGATGGGCGGGAGATTCTGCCCGCTGAATCAGTAGGGTACGTACCGGGCGCTGTATTCACGGACATTTACACACTTGTGATGACGCATGAAGGAAACCTGTGGATACGGAACAACGGCGACGAAGGGGTTCATGAACCCGTTGACTACGAGATTCCGCTGCCCACGCTTCAGACGCTCTACACCGATTTTGTCTATGTCTCTGCTCAAGCCACGGTTACGACCTCGGCGGCAGGGAACGGCTTGCTCGCAGCTTCCATACTGGTATGGGACGACAACATCTCGCAGTACAAGCATTTCGCCTACCTCGCCGAGTTCGACCTCGAAGGGGTCATTCGTGAGAATGCCGTAGAGGCCGGCCACCCGTTGGAAGAACCGCACGTGTTCCCCGGCCAAAACATCGTGTGCATGTCGTGGTACTCGTTGATCAGTGGCTCTAATGTCGCAGCGAACTACTCGAAGTTCTCGATCGATTCTCCAACCGCTCTGAACACCACAACCTACTGGAGCGAAGGCAGCAACTACAGTCCGCTGCTGATCTGCCACGATGGCTTTCTTGTTCGTCGGTACAACCGCTCGACATACGTCACTGACGCCGTAGCGTGTCAGCCAGACGGCACTGTCATCCGGGTTATCCCGTTGGAAAGCCCGGATGACGAGTACCAGTATCAGGGGCGTTCCATAGCCCGGTTGGTGCGCTACCCCGTTCGGACAAGCGATGCCGCCTCGGCGCGGGTTTATGACGCCGTTACTGACACCCTCTACGCGGACTTCGATCCGTCGGGGACACTCAGGATATGGGCGTTCGACACTTCCTATGCACACGGACTGCTCACGGACGACACAGCATGGCCTCCGCTTCCGGGCAACGTGAAGCAGCACTACACCGTGACTGCGAACCTGCTTACCGGGGGATGGTCAGTCGGCGAGCTGGTCTACAGGACGAGCCGCAAGTCGATAGAGACTTTGCCGGCCGTACACGCTGTCGAGTACGCGCGGGCGCGGGCGGCAGGTTGAACCCGTTTCCGCATCTCCACAACGGCCCATCGCCTTTTGGAGAGAAAGCTGACCGTGAGAACCTCATCAGTGGCGCCCCGTTCCAGACTCATAGCGGGCCGGGGTTTCGCGCTGAACTGCGCGGTCAGTTCCGCGAGGTGTTCCACTATGCCCCCGAACCAGAGGTTCCGCTCGACGACGCGTGGGTCATCATGGGGTCGCCGTTCTTCGACCTGAATATCCACATCAACAGCGCCAGCGATCCGCGCCGAAACTACCGGCGGCGCTACACCGCGACCGGCGGTATCGCTGGCTGGTCGGAGGGGATCACGATCGTCACGCCTGACGGCAAGGGCAAGGGCTACTTCACCACGATGGAGCCTTTCTTCGGCGATTGGGCGGACCTCGACATTAACTTGCTCGGGCGGTACGGGCGAAGCGTCAAGCAGCAGTTCCACGTTACTGCGTGGGCTTACTCCATCGAATTCACGCAGCACTACATCACGCCGATCTACATGGACGCGTGGCTGTACTACTTCGACTACATCATTCATTTCCGCGCGGAAAACTGGGCCTACATGGATGGCGATGTACAGCGCAATCAGCAGATGCTCAAGGCGACGATCAGGGACAAAGTCACTCGTGAGTGGAACACGGTGTTTATCCCGCCGATGACCATGATCGACCACTATGACGCAGGGATGTTCCGGCCTGTACTGACACTGCCCGACCGCATGGTCCTCATCGGCTGTGAGCACCCCGACAACTACCCCTCGGTCTATCACGGTAACCCGCTTACTGGCGGCTGGTCGAAATCGACCGGCAACCTGTCGGCGGCTTTCCCCGGCGACGTGGCGTTTGCTCCGGCTGACTGGGCGACGGAACAAGAGTGGGGCGACAACCAGATACCGCCCGTGACTGACCCGCAGGACATGCGATACGGTTGGCTGAACCAGCTCACGCAGAAGATTCGTGTGCGCTCACGGGGGTCGATGAGCGAGTTTGCCGCTATCAGCTCCCGTCAAGTCGTGTTCATGACCGGCGAGTATCCGCTTGTGGCCGGGGGCAGCACGGGCGCACTATCCACAAGCGTCGTCGATGTGCTGACCGGGGCGGTGAGCAATACCATAACCCGCTCGTTCGCCTCTGGCACTCCCTATTGGTATGTCGGCTACTTGACCATCCTTGGGCGGGATTCATGGGTGCTTGAGTATGTGCGCGGACGAAATCTCAGTGACGAGCGCATACTGATGAAGGCGGAATACACGTTCGACGGCGGGGCGAGCTACACGGACATGACTTTGCTGCCGGGGCAGATACCGCACTCCATCGTACCGTTCAGGCCGGTCGAGAAAGATGAGCACGGGAACATAACTGAGTTCGAAGCAGTATTGCTTTGCGCGGAAACGGATGGACACCGGACCTACTCCACGAAGGATTTCATCGAGTTCAAGCGCGAGGGCCTCGCCGCCAAGGCCGAGCTGATCGACGACGATACGGACTTCGTGAGGATGTTCAAGCTGGGCAACCGGCTTGATCCGGGGCGGATCAATCACCCGTTTCCATGGACGAATGACACAAGGGTCAAGCCGCCGGATTGGTGGTAAACTCCCGTACTAAGGAGGCCTCCCCATGGTCAATTACGGTACGCGAAAGACGAAACTCAGGGTGTATCACCCCGGCACGCCCGGTGTTTTGGCATTCCCCGGCCAGCCGTACCTCCCCGCGCGCACAGTAGTTGTGCAAGAAGAACAGAGGGTGTACAACAAGCCCACCTACAAGTTCGTGCCTCTCAGCCAGATTCTAGGACAATACTGACATGGCGGTAACCCTCGCTCAAATCCCCGCTCCGGCGAACAGCTCTTATTCTGCGAAAAACGCCTACGCCCCGAACTACAGCAACAATACCCCACAGCAGGGCGGCATATCGAGTGTCAGTACAACAGGCTGGATTCCCGTGTATGGCCCGAGCAGAAGCTCTGGCAACTATAGCAACGACGGAAGTTCCAGCGTGCTTATCGGGTATATGGTCCCGGTAGCAGGCACCGGCGGATGGACGACACAGAAGGTCAATGTCTCCAAATCGCTCCCGTCGCAGCCGTACATCCCGCCTTCACCGCCGGTTACTGCCGAGGCAGGGTACTTGGAGATGTCCAACAACTTCGGCTGGAACGCTACCGATCGCAGCATAGACTTCATCATCAACAACGGGTATGCGGAGTTCCGCCCGCCAGTGAGCGACATCGACCTCTTCGCTGGCTTGGCCCCGCTTTCCGGCGACCGCACGTACCGCAAGATCGATGCGGCCTTCCGCATCAGTCACGGCAGGGTAACGCCGTATCTGCACGGCGCACCGTTGCCGGTAGCCAGCACAGCGAGCACCTTCAATTCCTCGAATGGAGCAGTCTCTTGGCGCAACGATGCATCTGCCATGCGGATCAGTCTGTTGCGACTGAAGCTGCACGGGACGCATGTCACGTTCGAGGCGGACTACACCGAAGACGGTCTTCCCGCCACGACCGAGATACTGGGTTCCGGGGAAGTCATTGTACAGCCCCCGCTGTACCTGACGGTCGCGGCGTATTCTGCCGGCGACGAAATCGACATGGCGAAGATTGGCTTCCTCCCGCAGGGGGCGAACACAACCTTGCGCCCGCTGGCAGCATTCGGCCTTGGTGATCCCCTGCGCGACTTCAAGGAGGGCAGCGCGACTGTCCTCGAATACATGTTCAGCCACGGCGGCATCTCGGACGAGATGGTAGGCGACGGCGCTCACGTGATTCTGCAACGAATGACCTCCTACGGCTGGACGGCTGCGCTGCGTGGCTACGCCCGTTCGCAAATCACTTTGGAGCCGCTGGTCATGTCGTCCTACGTGCCGGCCCGCTCCGAAGGCGTGCTGCCGTTCTACGAGACACTTGGCTCCGACCGCCCGTATGGGCAGGCGATTCTGCGGCTTGAACCGATGACGGGCCTCTCCTATGCCGGCCTACTGGAAACCGAGTACGGCGTCGGCGACGGTGTGCTGCCGTTCCTGTACGTCGCAGCCACCGGCCTGAGTGGCGAAGTTGGTAATGCCAGTCTCACCTTCCAAACGATGGACACGCTGAGTAGCGGTACGCTGTACCCGCCGGTGTCTCACAGCTACGGCGTACTGCCCTTCATGTTCAGCCACGGCGGCATCTCGGACGAGATGGTAGGTGAGGGTGCAGCCCTTGTGTTCGAGTTCCTGCGGTCGGCCTCGGAGTACAGCTACGGTGGGCGCATCTACGGCGAGAGCATGGGCGAGCTACCGCTCATGACTACGTTCAGCTCGGCCTACGAGGGGAACAACACCGCCGCTCCCATGGAATTCATGCTCGCCGCCGACCCGTGGTTCGTTTTCAACCGGATGACTGCCGAGTTGATCTCGACGGTCCAGATTTCTGACAACTTCCTGTACCGGCTGATCATCAGCGGGAACCTGCCTTGCGAGGTCATGATCGCTACCGACGTGCGCGGCATGGCGAATTATGCCGTGATGATGCTGACCAATGTGTCGGTCAATTTCGGCGTGCCGGCCTTTTTCGGTGGGGCTACCACGTGGGTACAGAATGTCGTTACCAAGGCCACCTCGGCATACGAGGGCTTCGACTTCAATAGTTACGGGGTCATCGACGGCGAGGCTTACGGGTGCCGCGCGGACGGTTTGTACCGGCTGGCCGGCGACGATGATGCCGGCGTGCCCATCGACGCATCGATCAACTTCGGGCGCAGCAACTACGGCACGTCGGAACTCAAGGGCGTGAAGAATGCCTACGTCGGCCTGTCTTCCACCGGACGACTGGTATTGAAGGTATCATACGAGGGGCACGAGTATCTGTACGTGGCTCGGGATTATGACGAAACGCGGCAAGTTCAGCGATTCGATACAGGGCGCGGCATCAAGGCGAACTACCTGCAATTCGAGCTGTACAACCGCGATGGTGCCGGCTTCGACATCGACTATGTCGAATTCCTCATCATCCCGTTGAATAGGAGAATCTGACATGGCAGCACCCGCCGACCTGTTTACAACCCCGCCGCCGACCGACGGGAACCCGCGCCTGCTCACTGCATGGGCATTCGAAAATTCATGGAAAGTGGCGCGCAGCAAGTCGGCACAGTCCAGCTATTGGTTCGACAAGGCAATCGAGGCCGACGGCGGGCCGGCACGCATGAACGCGAACGGCTTCACGTTTCAGACAACTGCCGTAGAGCCGAACGTCTATATCCCGTACGCGGCAGAGGGGGCCAGCATTGCCAAGTTCTACGAGCTATCGAACATGGTCATCGCCCAGCTCGCCATGCTCTACGACGGGTACATGACGAAGTATTTTCCCGACGAGTGTGGCTACCTGCTGCACGCGCAGCAGTGGATTTGCAACACGATCCAGTACGGCGGCACTGGCATTCCAGCCGGCGTCGAGAGGCAGATATGGGATCGTGAGCGGTCGCGCACCCTGTCCGAACTAAACCGCAACGAGGCTGAAGCCCACACGCTGTGGGCGGGACGCGGCTTTCCGCTCCCTCCCGGCATGCTGGCGAACCAGCTCTCGATGCTCCGCCTCGACGCCGCCGGCAAGATCGCCCAAGCGTCCCGTGACATGTCCATCAAACAGGTAGAGATCGAGATCGAGAACGTCAAGTTCGCCGTCGATGCCGCCATCAAGCTCTACGGCAGCGCCGTCGGCGCAGCGGGAGACTACCTGAAAGCGCTGTCCATCGGCCCGACGGCGGCGATGCAGGTCGTGCCGTCTGTCACCGACTCGCAGTCCAGACTGATTTCTGCCGCCACGGACTCCTACCGTGCGCGCATCTCGGTGGATGAACTGCGGCTGAAGGCCAGCTTGACCCCGGCCCAGTGGGAGCAGGAAGCCCGCATAAAGAACGGCGACTGGCTGACCCAGCAGATCAAGATCGAAGTCGATGCCGCCGTGGCTGCTGCGCAGAGCGTCGGCACGCAGGCGGCAGCGGCGCTGAACGGCTTGCACGCCAACACCGGTGTCACCAACAGTACGGCGGACTCGGTCAGCTACAACTACAGCAACGACACGATCGACGCGGCGCCGACGATTATCACCGTCGTCTGATACAATTGACGAAACTGAGGACATACCCATGAAGAAATGTGGACTTCGCAGAGCCTTTACCTACGGGGGCACCCCGTCCTCCCTGCTCGATCAGATGGACAAGGAAGAGGAAAAGAAAAACGCGTTCATCCGAAGCATCGGCATTCAGGACCAGTTCCGCGCCGACCGGCAGAGCGCGCTGCAAGCGCGAGCGGGCGATGTCTCCGGCATGACCGGCGTGTCCAACCGGCAGAAAGCCTCCGCGCTGGGCGCGCTGGCCGAGAAAGCCGGCACCTTCGGGACGAACATCACCTTCGACACCCCGCGTGGAATCTCCCGCACCCGCCAGATGCGACTGGGCCTCGACCGTGGGGACGCCGCTGACCGTGTCTCACTGTACGACGAGAATCGCCGGCTGCAAACGTCCGACATCTTGGGCTTTGCCGGCGGCGGCACACCAGCGGACGACCCGCTTGCGCGCGCCGCTGCTCTCCGGGCGAAGATGGATGCCGGCTATGGCAAGACCGCCACGCCGGCTCCGCAACCGGCTCCGCAACCGGCTCCGCAACCGGCTCCGCAACCGGCTCCGCAACCGCAGCAACGCGGGCTGATAGACAATGCCATGAACCTGTTTGGCAGCCGTGGCAAGCAGATCGACAAGGCTTCCGGGTATGCGAATGGCGGGATTATCAATAACGCCGCTGAATATTGGGCGAACGACAATGCGGAATTCGAGAAAACGAATCCAAACATCGGTCGCCGCCTTGTTCGCGCAATTAACCCGCTAACTGGAT